TGATGAGGAGGATACGGTGGCGGAGGGGGCGGTGGCGACGGATGGGGCGACGGAGACGGTGGCGGAGACGGTGATGGAGTCGGAGAAGGAGTCGGAGAAGGAGGAGGATGATGAGGAGGATACGGTGGCGGAGGGGGCGGTGGCGACGGATGGGGCGACGGAGGAGGGGGTGGATCCGGCGGTGAAACAGGGTGGCCGTAAACCCCGGAAAACAAAACGAAAACGAAACCGAAACCGAAATCGGTCTTCCAAGAAATCAAAGAATCAAACTGTAAAAAGACACAAAAAACAATAAAAAAAATAAAAAAAATTGAAATTCGTAATAAGATAATAAGATAATAAAATAATAAGACTAATATTATGACTATGAATATTTATATCGAAGGCAACATCGGCACTGGCAAAACAACTTTTCTTAAATATTTAGAAACTAAGCTTAACCCCGACCGTTTCAATATCATCTATGAACCGGTTGGTGAATGGCAAAAACTAAAAGATGAAAATAATAAAAACATTCTAGAGCATTTCTATGAAAACCAAGAAAAATGGGCATTTCCATTTCAAATGAATAGTTTTATTTCCCGCGTAAAACATATCACCGATAATTCAAAAAAACATCCAGAGAAAATAAATATTATAGAAAGATCCGTATTCACCGATAAATACTGTTTTGCCAAAAACTGTCATGAAACTGGTAAGATAAATTCTATAGAATATCAAATATATTGTAATTGGCACAGTTGGTTAACAGAGCATTTTGATATCAAACCATCGGGATTTATTTACATTAAATCGCCTCCCGAAATATGTACTCAACGCATTAATAAAAGGTCGCGAAACGGCGAAGAAGCAATTCCACTTGACTATTTAACTAAATTATCAGACCTTCACGATGAGTGGCTTAAAAATGAAAAAAATGTATTAGAAATTGATATGGTAGATAATTTCTATGAAAATACCGAAAAATTAAAGGAAATAGACCAAACTATAAATAACTTTGTCGCTGGGATAGTATAATTAACTATTTATTTTTTATTTTTTATACACATGATATTTTAATACAACCACAATTATCCGGTCTTAATTCTTCAGATATCAATTGGAATCTTTCTTCCGTAGTTTTTTTTTCATGATGTACAATGAGCGAGTTTTCATTATGTTGACTATCATAGGATTGTAAGACTCCATAATCTAAAATAACACATTTCTTTTTTGCCCTTTTAAAATTCGTATTATATAACTGAATGGTACAATCTTGTTCCCAAGTTCTTTCATAATATTTGTTTTTGAAGGTTTCATTTATCATTAATTCCCAGAAAAAATTATGGGAAAATTTAGTATTTTTAATAATCATAAACCCTGTATTTATGAGTTGTGATAAATCGCCACTAAAAATTATATCATATGATTTGTAGGAATCAATAATATATTTTAGGGACGCATTTGCCCTAAAATAGGCATCCGCATCAATATATATAACGTATTTGTATTTTTTGTTCTTTAAAAGACTTAAAATAAGAGGGACTCGTTCCCAAGCTGGATGGCGGTTTTTAAAAACCGATCGTTTTTGAATTCTAAAATCACACTTATTTTCACTGGCATATTTTCTGTTAATAGTTTCGGTAAGGGTGGCGTATTTTTTTATAGCGTCATCAGCGAACATACAAATCACTTTATCATTCATTATTCTTATAACTAATAATTATTTATAATTATTTATAATTATTTATAATTCTTTATTATTATTATTATTATTATTATTATTATTATTATTATTATTTAATCCAAATAAGGCGTTCAAGTCCGCCACACTTATCTTCAAATTTTCTACCAAATAGACTATTAGATTTAAGTAAATATATTTATAATTATTCGGAGCTTTATTTTCAATAATGGTTGAATTTTTAAATAATTTATAATTAGACATATCAGACCAACTAGTAAATATTATAGCTCCAGCTGCAATATTTGGGGTTAATACTAATTCATTTTGTAAATTTAAATGGTGAAGCATTGTGATATATGCAATTTCATCTACATTATTTATATTTTTAACCCATAATTCTATTTGAGGTTCATATTTTATAAATAATTTGGCGTGTTTTCTATTAATTATTGATGCCATAGAGGCCTTCTTAATATTCTCTTTATTAATATATAACAATGCGTTATTAGCACGTGGAAATACCTGTTCATTTGGAGACATATTATAATATGATTTGGTAGTATCTAAATATTTATAGATGTAATCAAACGATTTTAATGGAATACAAGAACCAGATAACCATATAAAATGTTGATTTTTGTCGTCTTTAATGGCTTCTTTAAGAATTAAATTTTGCGCTAAAACGATTGAAAGGCATCCCCAACATGTGTCAATCGTATTTTTAAGTTTATATTTTTCAAAGTATTTTAATGATTTAGTAGTGTTTTTAAAATGAATATAAATATTATATTTGTTTTTGTCAATATTTTTAATAAAATCCCACCATAGTTCTTCATTATTTATTTTGTCATAGATCAGAAAACATAATGCTATTTTTTTGGGTTGCATTGTGATTAAAAAAGTTTCATTTTTATAAGTTAAAATAGAAATAGAAATTAAAATAGAAATTAAAATAGAAATGAACACGAATTTAGTTCTTATCATTTATATAATATATTAAATCTTATTATTTAATTATCAATATATTTTTTCATTTTTTCCCACAAACTTTTTTCATCATAGGTTTCATTCAAATCAAACTTATATTTATTTGTTAATAGATTTCGCCAAAAATGAACGGCATAGGTTTTGGTAAACATTTCGGATAATGGTTTGGCCTTCACACCATACTTATCTTTGTATTTTTCCAATGGTAAAAAGGAATCTTTGGCGTACCACCAATCAAGGTGGCAAAATGTCGCAGGTGGTTTCACATATTTTTTATAGTTATATTTATCGATCATTGTTCGCATTATTCGCATATATTTTATTTTATCCTTGTTTTTGCCTTTATTTTGAGTTGCCATACACGTTTCAAACAATTCTTTATAAAACTCCGATTTTTTGGGCGCCTTTAAGACACAAATCTGGTATACGGCCGGGACTTTCATCGCATACGCCCCCTTTTGTATGGTTCGCTCACTTGCGAATACGAACTCGGATTTAAAATCGAATGGTTTGACACACATTATGTCCAAATCTACCCAATAGCCACCCTTTTCATACAGTAATTTATACCGCCATATATCGGAAAATGGTAAGAATGTTTCTTGGAGTTTAAAAACGGTATCCTGTGGTAATATTTTATTGGCATCTTTAATCTTAGTACCCTTTGGTACATTTTTCACTTTTTCATATGTATATAGGTGGAATTCCATACCCAAATTAAGGAAACTCTTTATACTATATATCTCCATTAGAGATAATTCGGGACCAATCCATAAACTTTGGACAATTACTCCCATTCGGGCTTTTTGTCGGGCTTCAATAGCGGCCAATCGCTGTTTTCGTAATTTTTGTCGTTCAAAAAGTTCCGCTATTCGCTTAGTTCTTTTATTATTAGTTCTTTTATTATTAGATGTGACCTTATATATTTTTTTTTTATTAGATAAGCACCGTTTACATTTGGAATGATATGTAATAACACCACGTCTTATAGCCGCTTTATGGGTATTTGTTAATTTGCGTTTTTGTCTCATATAAGTATTATAAATATAATAAATATTATAATAATATTTTATATTATTAATTTAATGAATATGGCCGCCAAACTTACAAAGAAAAAAAGTTAGTACGAATATCATAAATTTATTTTTATATATCTTAAATGCATATGATTCGGCTCTGTTATAATCCCCTAGAAACCAATAATAATGGTAAATTTTTACAACAATCTAATTTCGTAACTTCATAATTAATATTAATATTAATATTTTCTAAAGAAAAAATTTAAGAAATCTTTAAATAAAATCCAATCCGAGGTGTTCATCAATTAATTAATAAGATTGGGAATTTTATTTTTTTAAAAGTTTATATTAATGGATAGTAATTTTGAAAGTAATTTGCTCACGAATGATACAAAAGATGATACATTAGATAAAACGACCTTTTGGAAATATGTATGGCGATTTACTCTTTACTATTTAATTGTGTTGCTATTTGTCGTAAATATAACCGCAGCCTCCATAGCATTACAAATTAATAGAAAGGAAACTATTTTCTCTAAAATACTGGCATTTATATTTGCCTTATTTTTTGGGATTATATATATATTAATCAATTACTATTATTATAGAATTATAGTGAAGGGCGACGCATCCTCGTTTTTCTGTTCTGAAAATATATTTCCATTTTAAAATAATTATATAAATATAATATAATTATGCTATTGTGGAAATTAGGTATAACTTTATTTGTAATTATAGTTTTTATTGGATACTACATATATGACTATAAATATAGCAAAGATGTGAATCCCGTATTCCCACCATTTGTTTCAAAATGTCCCGATTATTGGGAGGCTGTCGGTGGGGATAAATGTAAAAATACCAATAAAATAGGAGAGTGCTTGATACATGATGGCACTAAGGATAGCGATGTAATGGATTTTAATTTGCCGATTTTTAAAGGAAAAAAAGGCATGTATTATAAATGTAGTTGGGCGCAAAAATGTAAAGCACCTTGGGAAGGTATAGGTAATTTGTGTGCTTAACTCTTATCTAATCTTATCTTATCTTATCTAATCTTATCTTATCTTATCTTATCTTATCTTATCTTATCTTATCTTATCTTATCTTATCTTATCTTATCTAATTGGATTTAAAAGTATTTATATTTATATTTATATTTATAGGCGCTATGTGGGTTGATAAATACAGACCGTTAAACATAGACGATTATTATGTATTGCCCCAAATTAAATCCCAAATAGAAAAATGGATTACTGATTTTAAACATCAGAAAAAAGGCGCTATTAATTGTTTATTTCTATATGGTCCTCCTGGTTGTGGTAAAACCACCATAGCAAATATAATTTTAAATAAATATGGCTATGATACAATTGAATACAATGCGAGCGACATTCGGACACCTAAGTTAATTAAAAATAAATTAGTTGATTCATTGGGGAAACAAAATGTCCTCAATTTGATGTGTAATAAAAAACAAAATATGGCGATAATTATGGATGAAATTGATGGAATGACCACAGGAGAGCGAGGTGGTTTAGGGGAATTGTTGAAAATCGTTTTCCCTAAAAAAAATGACATTTCTAAAAATAAATCAATGTATAGATATTTGAACGAAACGCCATTTATTTGTATTAGTAATTCGATTGATAAAAAACTAAAAGAGTTTAAATCAAAGGCACTTTTCATTAAATTTTCACAGGTTAACCGATTTAATCTAATGAAATTGGGTGCTCGGATTTGTGAGAATGAAAATATAGAGTATAATCAATTATTCATAGACAAAATTATCAAACATAGTCAAAACGATTTTAGACGATTTACAATTTTAATGGAATATATTTTTACTTATGATAAATATGAATTAGATGGCGATATAATTGATAGTATGCTTAAATTATTCGATAAAAAAAATATTGATATGACTTATTATGAGTCGGTTGATAAAATATTGACGAAATATGACATGAAAGAGATTGAGTATTATTATAATAATAATAAATCCTTTACAGCAATGATTTTATACGAAAATTTCCCTAACTATATTATCAAAAATTCCACTGAAAGTATGGAAACACAAAAGAAAACAATTTTGGATATTTATAAAAATTATCACACTTCGGATGTGATAGATTATGAACTATTTATAAATCAAAAATGGGACCTTAATAATTTAAATTGTATTTACAAGTGTAGCGAACCATCCTATTTAATTAATCAACATTCAAAAAAACCTTATAATAATTTGCAGTCGATGAATTTCTCCACATTATTAAATAAGACGTCATTAGAATATAATAATGTCAAGCAAAACAATAGTTTAAAACGCAAAATTTTCAACTCGTCCAACACCAATACATTATATAACTTTTGCCTTTTATTCTATAATTATTTAAAAGATGGCGATTATGCTTCGTTGATGAAATTGAAAAACACCTATGATTTGAATGGAGATGATATAGACAAAATTCCAAAATATTTATCGGTAAAACAGGCGGATTTTTTCACGGCTACTATCAAGAAAAATTTAAAAAAAATATTATTTTAATTATTATTTTTAATTAAAAATAATTGAATTGAATTATATTATATTAATATACAATGTCAAATAAACAATTGATTGTTGGAGGTATTAAGCAGAAAGATACCGATTATTTAACAAGAGCATACGATGGAAGCGCTTTAGGCAACAATGAATATGTCGCACAACAAAGCGCCACTCAAATAGTCAATGAAAATTATGGAATTAAAAGAACGGTATATCATTCACAGGCGATTTTTTATT